CGTAAGTCCGGGCAACTGCATGTTGGCCGATTGCTGTGTGCGCCCGTAGCTCGAATACTGTGCCACCATCGCCTGGTCCGTCACGAACTGCGGCGTCACGTACTGGCCGGTCATGAAAGGAGCCATGGCCTGGCCGTCCACATTGATCGAGAGGTACGTCGGCCCCCCCATGCCGCTGGCCGTGTTTGGGCCGCCGGGCGTCGGATACGTGCTGCCCTGAATCCCGCCCAGCGCGGGCAGACTCGATGCGTACGTGTGCCAGGCGTTGTTCTGGAAGCTGGCCTGCTGATAGAGACTGCCGCCTTGCTCCACCAGGCTCCCGGCATAGGGCGTTGTGGCCGACAGCGGCATTTTCTGGCCGGTGGCTTCCGAGTACAGCATCACGAGCTGGCGCACGCTGGGCGAGCGTACCGCCACCGAGATGCTCCCACCAAACTGCGACTTCGCAATGTCTACGATCTGTTTGATCGTCCCGCTGTTCGGTGGAATGTCGACACCATAGACGGACTTGACGTCGTCGTGGGCGGTCTGCTCCAGGGATTTCACGCCTGCAATCTTCTCCCCAAGACCAATGCCAAGCCCAACGCCCGCGCCGATGGCAGCCCCAAGCGGGCCGCCCATCTGGAAGCCCATGGCCGCGCCACCGAGGGTGCCGGCCGCCACACCGCCCCAGGTGCCCTGCCACGGCCCCAGAAGGCCCTGCTGCGCGAGCATCGTACCGCCCGTAAATAAGCCCGCCCCTAGCAGACCGTTCACCCCCGTGATTTTGCCGGGGCTGATCTCCGTCATGCTGCCGTCTTCGCCTAGAGCCCACCGCGACGGGGTCCTGGTCAATCCGCCCAAATTGATGCTCTTGAAATTCTGTAGCAGCCCGGACAGCCCGGACGAACCGCCGGTTTCGGTCGTACCCCCGGCAATGAACGGCGGCGTCGTGGCGCCCGCTGGCGCGCCGCCCCCAAAGATCATCGAAAGCGGATTGAAACCCCCGCCACCCGCAGCTCCTCTGAGGGGTATGCCACCCGCGCCGGCGTTCTGATCGGCGCTACCCAGCGGGATGGACGGGACGGAAATGCTCGGCGCGGGAACGGAGATCGACGGCAGGGAAAGCCCGCCCACTCCAGCCGGAGCAGCGATCGCGGGCGCGGCGATTCCCATGAGTCCGGCCAGGACGGCCGTCAGCGCCGCCACTGCCCCAGAATTCTGCATGGTCGCGGCCGTATTGAGGTCGGTTGCAACCTTGACGGGATCCTGCTTGCCGCCGAACGCCCCCTGGAAGACGCCTGCGATCCCGCCCCGCCCGTCGCTGCCATATATAAGAGGATGGATCGCCTGCGCCACCATGCCGCCTAATCCTTCGGTAACGGGCTTTAACACGGCCTCGCGGATCGTGTCGCCCAGTTGTTTGGGGAAATCGCCAGGCTTCGTGAAGAGCGTGTGCATCAGGCCGGAGGAAGCCTTCTGGATCACATCGACCTGGCGTTGCAGTTCTTCCACGCGCTTCTGTTCGGCCGCGGCGCTCTTTTCGTCGAGCTCGTCCTGCGCCTGCGCGAGCCCGGTGTACAGCTCCTTCTGTGCCTCTGTCGCCAGTGTCATCCGCCGAGCAGCGTTATCTTCCTTTTCAATGCGCGCCACCTCGATCTCCGCCAACTGGATCGCCAGATCGACCCGAATGCGGTAAGTGCCCTCCGGGGTTTCCGCCGCCTTGGCCTGCATCGATGCGTGGCGCCGAAGCGCCTCACGCTGTGCCTGCACCCCGAGATCCTCGACGCGCTCCTGCGCCGAAAACCCCTCTCCCCATCCCTGGATCTGTTCCTTGGTGGGTGCCTGGAGCATGACCATTCGGTGCATCAGGTCCGCCCCACGCTTCTGGTCGTATTTCTCGAATTCCTCAGATGCCTTCTTGAAGACCACGGCCACCTGCTCGTCGGCCGATTTCCTGATGGCGGCGATCTCGGCCTCGGATGCCTTGACCTTTTCCGCCTGCTGCAGGAGCTGATCGCGCTGGTAGTAGATCTTCCCTGCGGTGTCCAGCTCTGCCTCGTCGCCCTTTTTCTCAAACTCGGCCGCGGAACGCTGGAACTCTTTCAGTTCCTTGGTCGCCTCCGCTTGCGCTTTGAGATTCGCGATGAGGCTCTGCTGCTGCCCGATCTGCTTCAGGATCGGCTCATTCACCGATGGGAACACTCCCGTCTTCAGCTCGCCCTGAAGCTCGCTCAGTTTCTTCTCGGCGATCTCCAACTGCTTATTCTTCGGATCCGACACCCGGGCCGCTGCGACCATAGCGTCATTGGTGGCGATCGACCGCTGCTCTCCCGCATGCGCAGACCGGGACATCGTCGCGCCATATCCCCAGCCTTGCGTCTCGCCCATCTCCGTGTCGGACGTAGTCGGCTTCCCGCTGAAGAATCGTTGCATGAGCAGCTTGCCCGGCACGGTCGCCACAAACTCGGCCCACTTCAACCCGTTCCACACGAAGTTCACCGTCGCCACCAGGGGCTCCTGGAGGCTGCGTTTCATGCGCTCCCAGGACATCTCAATCTCCGCCACTTCCCGCTGATATCCGGCAAACCGCCGGACCTCTTCTTCGCTGGGCCCGTATCCCTGCTCCTTCGCAATCTGTAGGTTTCCCGAGAGTTCCGTAATCACCGGAATGGCCTCGATCCCGGCGCGCTTAAACAGCGCCATGGCCGCAGCGTCACGCTCCAGCGCATTCGGCATCTTCGCCAGGCCGCTGGAGATCTCTTCCAGGATCTGCGAGGTGGGCTTCATGGCACCGGTGGCGTCGTACATCGAGACGCCCATGCGCTGCATAGTGGCGCGCGCCTTCTCGCCCTCTTTCGACGTGTCGTCTGCCGCTTGCGACAGCCCGCGCATCATCCGCTCGAAAATGGAGACATCCTGGCCCACCGCGCGCGCCGCGAAGCCAAACTGCCCGACCTCTTGCGCGGTCAAGCCGGTGCGCAACTCCGCGTCCTTGACCATCGTGCCGTATTGACCGAGGCTCTTGGCGGCCTCGAAGCCGGCGATGGCAATGCCTCCCAGTGCCACCGCACCGCTGGCTATCGCCATGCCGAACGGCCCCATGGTGGAGAGCACGCTGCTGAACACGCCCTTGGCGCCTTCGAGGGGATTTTGAATGAACTGCTTTACTTTCTCACCGAATCCTTCGAACTTCGCTTCGGAGTCGATCTTCTTCTGCTCCGCGATCATTTTTTCGTAGGACCGGGTGATCGCATCAATGGCTTGCGGCTCGCGGCTGTACCGCTGCAAGAGTTGGTCCCGCTGTGCGACCAGCCTGTCCACACCGCTCTTGCCATAGGTCTCGGCCTGCTTTTCGAGGGAGGCAATGAGCCGCTGAACGGACGACCGGGTCTGGTCAGTGATGCGGATGACCTTACCGTGCGACGATTCTGCTTTCTTCTCGAAGCTGTCGAGGCCGGCGTTGGCCTTGTCCACTGTCGGGGTGACCTGATCCTCGGCCTCGAGGATTACGCGTTCCGCCTGATCGCCCATATTAAGCCGCCCTCGGAATGCAGCTCATGTACTGGCCGAACCCAAACTGCCGCATGCCGCGGAAGTAGCTCCCCGCCGCCATCTCCTGGAGGGTCACCAACGGCCTGTAGTTGAGCATCACCGACACCACCGCTGCGCGGTCGCGGGGGGACACGCCCCACTGGCGTTCACGCTGGTTGTTGAAGAAGGCGATCTGCGAGGCCGTTTGCCGCCTGCCGGGCATGGCCTCGTCGAGGAACCCGATCACCGCACGGTTCTCGTTGGCGGTGAGCACCTTGAGGCACCGCAGGGTATGTCCGCTCCAGGTCCAGTCGCGGATGGGCTGAAGGCCGCGCGCGGACTTGTAATCCGGATAACCTCGCCGCCCCGGCTTGCCGGGCTTGAGCGGTGCCGCCGCCTGGTCATAGATGTTCTGCCCGCTCTGGATACGCGCCCGGATCGAGTCTGCCAGCACCTGCGCGAATCCCTGCATCTCATAGGCGGCGTAAGGGGAGTATACGAAGCGGGCGCGACGAACAACGGTTTGGAATCGTGGCATGGTCACCTTTGGGTGGGACCGGGAAGCGGCAACTCTATGGTATGGGCGTTAGATGGCCAGTTGACGTGAGCAGCGGTTTGTCCTGCCTGGTCCTGCCTATTCGCGTTCACAGCTTTGCTGCCTAAAATGGCAAACCCGCCGCTTGCGACAGCCTGATGATACGCACTGACCTCAAGTCTTCCGTCGCTGCGGTCGGATGATGCCGGCGTTGCGGAGCAACTCGTAAAAATATGGCCGCTTCCGCCGTGAAGGGCAGCACGAGAGCAGCGCCAGAAGCGTCGCAACGTCACCGCCGGCGCGATGGGCGTCTGGGTTCTCGATGTCGTGCGCTGCCGCAAGTGCTTCGAGAGAACGGACCGCGATCCCTTTCGCCGGCCAATCGATTCCGTCTCGTGAGCAGAGCCACGTCTTCTTGCGCGACGAAGGAATCAGGCGTCCGACGAAGCTCCGGTCAAAGGCCACACAGTGCGAAACAACGAACTCCGCCTTCCGTAACATCTCTCGCACGCGGCGGTAGTCGAGTTCGAGGCCCCGCACCGTTCGGCGCGTGATTCCGTGAAGTTCGGATGCTGCCCGCGAGATCCGGCAGGCGGGCTCACGTAACCCAGAGTACTTGGAAACGACTTCCAGAAGCTCACCCTTAACGCGGTCATACCGAAACAGCGTGATGGCCAACTCGACAATTTCTTCGCTGTGGGAGCTGAGGCCTGTCGTTTCCACGTCGAGAACTGCGGCCGTCCCGACGAATGCAGTCGTCTGTTTCCGTGTCCGTTTCGGCACACTCACTTGCTAGGCTACCTCAGTTTGTCAGTGGGGCTGCGGGGCGGGGCGAGTAAAGGCAACATCGCCAGAATCGATGTAGAATGATCCTTGTCGTTATCATGGCCCAATCCAGAGTTGCAAGAGACACTGCACTCGCGGCCCGCATCGACCGGTTGGCTGCCGACTGGACGTTAGGCCAGCAGACACGCGAAGCCGCGACGGCAACGGACTTGGCCGACTTCTGCCAGCGAGTCCAATCGCTTTGTGCCGAAGTCGACTCGGGTATCCTCTGGCGAAAAACCAACTGGAACCTTTTCGATGTTTTGGGGCGTTCTCGGAAAGAAGACGCCCACTCCTACGTGATTGCCTGGCTCATGAATCCGGCTAACCCGCACGGGCTCCAGGACGCGTTCCTGAAAGCTTTTTTCAAGAAGGCGTTTCCCACCGCTGCGCCCACCGGCACCCTTGAATGCCGCGTGGCTGTAAAGAAGAGAATAGCCAGTGGCGAGGTGGACATCGAAGTCAAGGGGCCGCGATGGTGGCTCGTCGTGGAAAACAAAATAGACTGCGGGGAAGACCGAGGCCAGACGGAGAAATACGCAGCGTACTATGAGCGATTCGCCAAACTCAGGGAAAGGTTTTTCCCTGTATTTCTGAGCCGCGAAGGAAAACGCCCGGAATCGCGCGACTTCGCGCCGATGTCCTACCGCGACCTACGTAAAGTCCTGGAATCGGTCTGCGAATCGGTCCGTCCGGCACCGGAAGCCGAGCAGCTCGTGCGGGATCTTGTTCAACATATACTCTGTGACTTGGAGAATTAGCTATGGAATCAGCGCAGGCCACACTTCCAGGACCTTTAGCAGTGGTCCTGAAAAATGTCCGCGCCGTGCGTCAGGTGTACGATTACATCGCTGGCGGCGACATAGGAGTGGATCTGAAAGTCGCTCAGCTGGCACTGGTCAGCCACCTCCGCCAGTCCCTTCAGATACCGGATGGTTGGCGGCCCCCGTATTTCGAAGATGGAGCCATCTGGTTGCACCCGGATAAGAAATGGAATGTGCCCGGCAAAAACACCATTGCCATCTCGGTCCTCGTTCCAAGCCCGGCTGCTGAAGAGGACGATGGTCGGGATGCGTCGGTCAACCTCTGGGTACCGCGTTCATGGAAGTTGCGGGAGCGATTCACCGAACAGCTAAGATCGATTATGCCGAAGGGTGAGGACTGGGTGTATGTCCGTGATGAACCTGATGAGGTCGACCCTGAGTACCCGATGGGCAAGTGGATCCGATACGAGGAACACGCGGGATCGACCGGTTTTGACACGGCCGGGTTCTTCCAGGCGATCACAGACGCCGTGAGCGAATTCCTGCAGCTCGAAACCGAAATCGACCGCCTGTTCGAAGGCTCCAAAGCAATAAGTGCCGCCTTCCCGCGCAAGCGATCCGGGAACCAGAATCGCCGGGAACGCAAAGCACGGTAGACTTAGCGCGCACGGCACTGCGGGCGGCGTCCATCCGTCGCCGTTCTCAACAGAATGCGACAGCGGAGGAGGATATGTCCCTGGTAGACGCTGTTCCTTTGATCGAACCTGCAATTCCCAACTGACGGAGGTCACTTGGCTGAGCAGTCGCCAGACTGGAGACTGGTGCGGTTTCAAATCCAGCCGCCGTTTTACGGCCGCGACAGCTTACGAACGAGCAGTTCCTGGAAGCTTTTGGCATTGCTGTCCTCCGCTGAAATCTGCTCCTGGCGCGCGGCTTCGATCAATTCCATCACTCGAAATTCCTGTTCTGAGATGTCGGCTAGCGTGATGGTCAGGCCCATTGCCTTCGCGTTCAGAATCCGGAAGCACCGGCGCACCAGGACGCCGTTCGGTGTATCCATCGCCTCTTCGAGCAGGTTTTTGGGACAGCCCGGCCCGTGACTTACGTCGATGGCCTTCCAACCCGCGCCGCATGCGGGGCAGTCATCCAGTTCCGTCGGCGACGAATAGCCACACTCGCGGCAGCGGAAGACCCGATCGGGGCATTCTTCCTCAGGCCCGCAGAGCGTTCCCTGGCGCAATACCGACCGGATTAAGAACCGCACGCCCGGCCCCTCCGGGGAGTCGCCGGGCACGGTTATTCCGGGTCTTCGTCCGCCTCAATCGCCAGTTGCCCGATCACCTCCGACACCGCCGCCGATTTGTGCACGATCGGCACGGCGCCGGCATAGCCCTCGTGCGCAACATGCAGCTTATCGTAGAGAGCGCCACTCGGCTCCAGGAACGCCCGCGTCTCGATCGACCGCCGCGCCGCCACAACGCTGGTCGAGGCCCGCTCGTGGTCCTGCATCTCCTTGGCGGTCGGCATGCGCAGCACATGAACCACGCGTGCGCCCGGAGCGTTCATCTCGATCCGGTAGTTGATACCCTCGCGCTCGACGTTGGCCACCGTACACCGCTCAATACGGCCGATGACCATGCCGGCCTCGGCATCGTCGAACTCCGGACCGTCCTTGTCCGTGCGGATTTTGGCGAACAACTCCGCGTTGATCTTCGGCAGGTCCACATCCTCACTCTGCGACTTCCCGCGCCCGAGAAAACGCCGCACGGTGCGCTGCTGGCGGGCCCAAGAACACCATTCGTCATCAGAGGGGAATCTCACCTCGCACTGCTTCTCTCCGCCCGACAGGATTGGTACTACAAACGGTTTCGTTACGTCGAATCTCGCTTTCGTTTCGGTTTCCACTTCAGTCTCCTATTGGCAGATGCCCTGCTGCGGCGCGGTCACGGTTACCGTCACCAGGCCGTTCGTCGCGTCGTAGAGTTGCACTCCGGTAATCTGGAGCGTCACAATGCCATCCGTGTTCCCGAGTTCCGCGACGTTGAACCCCATCTTCTGGATCTGCATCGAGAAGGAGTTGTTGGCATCACGTGTCATGGTGAAAGTGGCCGTCCCGGTGGTCAGGTTGATCAGGTTCGTGTACTCCGTCGATCCCGCCTGAACGCGCACCACGAACTGCACCGAGAACGCACGGTCCCCCCACTCGAAGCGGCCCTGGATCTGGTAACCGTCCTGGGTACCCGAGCCAGGGAAGAAACCGGGCCGGAAGTTGTTCTCCCAGGATGCATCCATAGATACGAACTGCTTGGCGCTACCACCAGTCAGATAATTGACGCCGTTGAAGGTCAACGCGGTGATCATGCCGGCGTTGAATTCATGCGGTGTCACAACCGCGGGCAGCGTAATCCCGCTGGGCGAGGTGTACTGGCCCGTGGTCACGCACTCGACCGTGCACATGGCGCTGGCGCGGCCGGGCGAGTTCTTGATGGAAAGCTTCCACCCTTTGATGGCACATCCCACCAGCATTTCGTCCAGCACCGCCGAGCCGCCGGGCCGGATCTGCTGCACGAACGAGAAGTAGGGCAGCTCGAGGCCGGTCGGATTCGTGGCGCCCAAGGCGGGAACAATCACATAGGTGTACGGCCCGCTGCCGGTCACCACCACGTTGCCCAGAGAGAACCCCATCGCCCAGGCCAAGAACTCCGACGAGGCGTACTTCGAAATCTCGAACGTCGGCATGTTGTAATGCGACTTGAAGAGCTGCGTCGGGAACTCGTGGCCCTTGCCGATTTCTGCCCGGTCATCCTCGTTCACCGGAACCTTGGCCCAGGGTTTGGTATTAAGGTTGGTGTGACGCCAGATGGTCGCCACCGTGTTGGCCGTGCCGATGGCGGCCTGCTTGCCGAACCCCCAGCCCTGCATCAGTTCGCTGACGTTCGCCATCCTACTTTTCCTCCTCAACCAGGGTTTCGGGCGTCGGTCCCGCCGGCGCGGGCACCTGGTGATATCCGGCTGCTAGGAGCGGCGTCAGAGCCTCCGGGGTCGCCTCGACTTCCCGGATCTCGCCACCGGGTTTCTTGAGATACACGACTTGAGCCATTGCCTATCCTTTCCCGAAATCTATGGGTTGTAAGACTCGATCAACCGCACCGGGCACTCGAAGTACTCGAAGGTAGCGCCGTCGGCGCTGATCACGATGGTGTTGCGCCTGGCCGACGGCAGGTAGAAGTCCATCGGCTCGCAGTTCGGGTCGATGGGAGTGTGCAGCATCCGGAGAGTGCCGCCCGTGGGGATATCGTTCACGATCAGGTTGAACAGGTCCTCGTAGCCGACATCGGCGTTCTCCGGTGCGCGCAGGTAGAGCGAAAAGTCATGCACGAATACGAGCGCGTTGCCGAGTCTGCCCGGCCCGCTCCCCTGCCACGCGACCAGGATCGAGCCAGGAGGCATCGACAGGATCGCCAGGCGAATGTTGCTCTGCGTGGGTTGCCCGAAGACAGTGGTGTTCTCGCTATAGAACTGAATCTGGTCAATGTCACCGCCCAAAGCGGCAACCAGGTTGGGCAGGTTCTGAAGTGCGGTCACCCACTCGGCCAGGATCGTCTTCGGGTTAATCATTCGGAGTCTGCCCGGCGCGCACCATTAGCGAGAGCTCGACCAGTCCGTACGGATCAGGCTGGCGCACGGTGGTTACCACGAACTGCGATCCCCAGGCGGTCACCCAATCGCCGCGCTGCGGGAAGCTGGCCAGGTCCGCAGGATTGACGGAGATCTGTTCCGTGTTCGCCAGCGCACCCGATTCCTCCCGCACGCGGACGTGGCGGATGGCCGTGATGGTCACCGGATCGCAGACCGTAAAGCCAGCTTGCACCGGTTGATACACTATCGGCTCGCCAAATGTCTCTTGCATGGCTGTGTTCACATCCGCGTTGATGGTGGGCCAGTCGGACATATATAAGGATGCGAGGCGGGGCGGCGCGACGGCCGCCCCAAGCAGCCACACGGCGGTGGACGTGCTTTAACTCAACGTGATGATGGAGTAGAACACCGTCACAACCAACGTGCCGTTGCCGGTGGCAAAGGCAGCAGTGGCGTTGGTGATGTCGAGGCCGGTCGCGGCCGGAGGCTGGATGGTTCCCGTGGGCGGCGGCACCACGTTTTCGCTGCCGGCCGCGCTGGTGATGGTCGCAGCGGGAATGTTCCCCGAGTGCGGCACCACGGCGGTTCCGTGATACTGGAACGTCACCGCGCCCCCACCGGTGAACTGGGTACCGCCAGGCTTCATCTGGGCGAGGATCTGGTCGATCACCAGTACCTGGCCGGCCGCCGGCGCCGGCAGGATGCTGACCGGCACTCCGTTCATCGCCATGATCTGCGCCGCCGTCAGCGTGACCACGGCCTTCTGAATCAGCGAAGGATCGGTGTCGGCCGCCTGCACCGGACCGAAACTCAGCGGAGTCAATCGCACGCGCAGGGTCGCATCGGTGGTCTGACCGCCCGGCGCGACCGTGCCGTCCGGCTGGTTCGGGACCGCAAACCCGATTTCCTTGTTGGAGGCTCCCGCCGCCATCAGCGGGCTGGACGTGGCCTGCTGGGTGGTGTTGTTCCAGTAGACCTTATCGCCCGGATTGAACGTGCTCCCGTCCTTGGCCAGATCGAACACGCCTTCCACCACCACTTCGGTGGCATCGCCCTGATTCTGGTTGTTCACTGCCACGCCAAAGATGTTGCCTACCTGGCAGCCCTGTCCGCTCACGAGAGCGCAAGGCGCGGCCACGGTGAGGGTTTCGCCTCGTTGAATGTAATTCTGCATCGAATCCTCTCCTGATCTATCCGGGGCAGCTCGCGCCGCCCCGGTCCGTTGTGTTGGTTGCCTACGCCGCCCCAGCGCTATTGCCCGGCGTTTTTCTGAAGGCCGCGGTAGTCGATGGCCGCCGCACCGAAGTCCATGCGCGCCTTGATCTTGACCCCATCCACATCGAAGCCTTGCTGGGTTTCGATGTACACCCCCTGCTGCCCTTCCAGATAGCAGTACTCCACCGTGTCGATCTGCGCCGGGTCCGCAATGAAATACCAGGCGGTCGGGCTGTTGGCGTCCAGACGCGGCTCGACCACCGGCACCAGGCTGCGCACCCACTCCGGCACCACGGCAGTCGCGGACGCGGCCGCGAGGTTGATGGGATACACCCGCTGGAGCATGTACATTTCCAGCGTCGTCGGCACCGCGATGAACCGCGGAATGAGATTCAACGGCGTGCCCTGGGGCCCCTTCTGCGAGCGCAGGGCGGCACGCGCGGCGCCGTAGGCCTTCTGGAGCGCCGCTTCGGTCGCATTCACGTTGGGATCGATGCTGCTGCCCGCGCCGGTCAGCAGATTGGCGTGATTGGCGTGGAACAGTGCCGTGGCGTTCTTGTCCCCCGCGTACACCGCCGCCGGATTCGACGTGATGATGCCCCACACGGTGTTCGATTCCCGCTGGGCGGCGGATACTCCCAGTACCGCCGGAATCCGCGTGAACGCCTGGAGGTCGTCATTGAGGATGACCTTGCGAGTCAACGCCACGAGGCCGCCAAACGTCGCCAGCGCGTAGCTGATGTTGTTGTCGGTCAGTTGCAGGTGGTGGAACTCGCCTTTTTCGCCCAACTGCGGCAAGGCGGGCGCATCGGCGAGCAGCACGCGGTTGATGGGTTTGAAGTCCTGCGCCGTCACCTGTCGGCAGAACGGCTGGAAGGTGCGGGGGTACGCCTCGTAACTCTGCCGCAGGGTCTTGTTGGCCACGTTCGCCACGATCGCCGGGAAGTCCGAGGTGGATTCGGCGCCGCCGGCGAAGAACTCCGGCCCGCGCGAGGGACCCTGGAGCGCCAGCTCCGCAATGCGCGTCACGTTCATGCCGCGCACGGGAGCGCCTTTCAGCTCCAGATACTCCTTGGCCATATCGATGAGTTTGAAATTGCGGTACTCCCGCCCCATGTCTTCGGCCCGTTGCTGGAATTCCGGGCCGCAGCCGCGGAGGTATTCGCCGAGGTCGTTGCCATTGTGGTCCCGGCGCCGCGCCAGGAAGAACCGGCCATCGGCGCGCAGCAACAACGCCATTTGCATGCCGGCGAGCCGCTGTTCGAAACCGTCGCGGGTCACCGAAGCGCCGCCGTGCTCGCGAATCTCGAAGTCGTCGCCGTGGAGGTTCTGCCTGCCCTTCTTCGCAATCCGATCCGTGATGTCCTTCCGGGCCTGGTCGGCGGACACGCCCTTGGCGATAAATTCGCTGATCACCGCGCCGTCGATGCCATTCTGGTTTGCGACCACGCTCAGCACCTGGATCTCGCTGACGCGCTGCCGTTCGGCCTGGACCGCCTCTTCGCGCGCGGCGGTCAGAGCCTGTTCGTTCCCAACACGGGCATCCGCGCCCGTTTCCTGCGTCGTCTGTTGTTCCGGCATGGCAGGGTTCTCCTTTGGTGGGCTGATTGCCCGTAATGCATCGATCACGCCGGCGTCCGGCGTGCCGAAAATCGTGACTTCGCCCGTGGGTTGGGCACTCAGAAAGCAGGTATTGAAATCGGCGGGCACCGTGCACGGGGAGATCTCGAACGGCTCCCAGTCCACTGCCTTGAACATGCCGATCTCCTTGTCGTTGAGGTACGGCGGCTTGCCCTCGGGCATTCCTTCGGTCTGGAGATCGGTTTTTTCGCGCTTGTAGACGAAGGTGCCGAAGCTGAGGTTCTGGAGGATGCCGGCGCTGGCCTTGCGGAACATCTCGGCGCCATCGGGATCGCCGAGATCGAATTGCAGCGTGGCCATGCCCTTGTCGCCGTTGGGCCACGCCCGGCGCACGACGCCGACCTGGGCGCGTGTGCCGACCTTGCCCGCGATCAGGGATTTGAAATCGTCGCCGGTGAAGTGGGTGTCGAAGACGGGCGCACCGTTGTTCAGGCGGTCGAACCGGCAGCCCTGCATGTCGAGCTTGAGCATGTACGGCTCGCCGGTCGAGCGGTCGATCCTGGGGACGAACGCCCCGCTGTACCAGACCACGTCGATGGTGCCGTCCTTGGCGTTGGCCGTGCTGGGCAGGACCTGTGCTTCCGCAGAGAAGACTTCGGAGTGGGGCTCCACGGCCGGCGGCGCGCCCGCATCCCGGTGCAAGTATTCAGTTTTGAGAAGCGGCATTGTTCCCCTCCTAATGGCGCACCGCGTTCACGGCGAGGTATTCGGTTTCGCCCAGCTTCTTGAGCTGGTAGAGCTGTTTCTGGAGCCACGCCACGTGGCCCTTGAATTTGTCATCCCCTTCGCGGTGCCACTTCACGAGGTGCTGGTAGAAGTGGAAGTTCGACATGTCGCCGGCCTCGTAGCACGACTTGCAGAGCTCACTGAAGCGGGCTATGGCCGCCTGTTCGGCCGCGAAGGCGTCATTCAAGATCTCGGTGACGCTGTCATGCGTGGCGGCGGACTTCGGGGTAATCGTGGGCGCTCCCTCGAGGAACAAGAGACGGCTGGTGAGGTGCTTCAAATGCTGCTCGCACTGCTCATGCAGTTGCTTCAGGCCGTCGGCCAGATCGAGACCCAAGCGCTTCACGTCGCGCTGGTCGAGAAGATACTGGAGCGCCAGGGTCGCCTCGATATCGAGGCTTTCCTGCAGCGCAGCCATCACCTCGGGCGGTGCTTTCATGAGACTTTTCTCCTTGTGATGTGGATTGTGGATTGCTATCCGCGGTAGAGCCGGGTCGTGGTTTCCAAGCTGCTCGCCACCCGCGACATGCCGGCGGCGAGCAATTCCCGGATCATGCCGAGGTCCTCTTCGGAGAGCGCCGCGAAGCCCTGGCCTTTCGTTTTACCGGGAGCCGCCTTGCTGCTCGGCGTGCGTTCTTCCGTTCCGGCCGGCTGCTCCTGGCCGCGCAGCGTGGTGTTGCGCGGATCGGAATCGAGAATGATCTCGAACTTGTCCACCAGCTTGTTGAACAGCGCGATCTGCTCAATCTGCGTGGTGGGATCGTAGCCATTCTCCAGCACCGCCTCGAACCACGTCTTCCGGCCCATGCGCACGTCCTTCAACACGGCCTCGGCATCCTTCACCGGATCGACGGACTCAAATCGCGGCGCCGTCCATTGCACCGTGCGCAGGTTGATTTTGTCATCCTTAATAACCGACTGCGGGATCTTGCCCTGCAAAATCAGCGTGTTAATGAATCGCCGCCACACGGGCATGCAAAACAACGGGATCAGAGTCAGCCAGCGGTAAGCTTCCACGGTGTTGCGGAAGCCCAACATCCCTCCACGCCAGGAGGAGTAATTCACCTGCGACATGTCGCCAGTGCCGAGTTCGTAGGGCAGGCCGATACCGGCCATGATCCCCTGCAACTCGGTCATCTTGTATTCGCGGTAGCCGCCAGCGGCCGGGGGATTGTTGAACTTGACCGTCTGACCGGGTTTCAGGTACTCGACCATGCCCGGCTCGAAATTCTCAACCGGCAACCCGGTAGACGGGTCGGTCCCGGCAAGGCCCAGGGAATCGCCGTCGATGCCTTCCGGCTGTTCGACGAACGCCGTGACACACGCCTCGATCTTTTTGCGGACGCGCTCCGCGTCGCAGTAGTCATCGAGATCCCGGAGGGCCATCATGACGGGCGCCAGCCACGGCACGCCGCGCACCTGGCCGGGGCGGAGCATCCGGTAAACGTGCATGATCTGGTCCGCGGGAACCGGTTGGCTGATAATGCCGCCGCGCGGATTGAGGATCAGCACGCCGCCGGGGTGATAGCTGAAGAGCCAATAGGCAATGCGACGGCCCTTCTCGTCGAACTGGACACCCTCCATCACGTGGCCATTGATCAAGCCCATCGTGCGGGCCTGGTCCAGGAAGTCCGCTTCCAGCATCTGCAGCTGGAGCGGAATGCGCAGGCCGAAGTCCGCCGGCTGCGGCCGGAACCGCACGATGGCCTCGCCGCTCTCCGCCATGGTGCGGACGGTCAACGTCTGCATACCATAGAAGTCGAGGCGCTGCGGCGTGTCGCAGGCCTCCGCGAAGAAGGGCCACTCGGCATCGATGATCTTGTCGATGCCCGTATTGCCGGTCTTGGCCTTCGGCACGATGCCGGTCCCGACCACGTTGCCGGCCAGTTCTTCCATCGCACGCGCCGCATAGGGATTGTTGCGGACGAGATCGCGGCTGCGATTGCGCAGCCAGATCAGCGATCCCATCAACTCGACATTGGCGTCGGTCGAGGCGGCGTACCAGCCGTTGGAGCGGCGGCCGGCGGTAGCGCCCTCGTAGCGAAAACGCTGGGCGTGCCGCTCCAGATAGCCCGTGGTCAGCTCCAGGGCCACACGACTCCGCACGCGCCGTAACGCCACGCGCGGCGACACGACGCTAATGGCTTTATCCAGAAGATTCATTTCAGAACTGGGGTTGATCCGCTTGCTTGCCGAGCATCGACCACATCCCTGACGCTCATCGCCTCAACCGCTCCACCACGGCCGCCGCGGCAATGGTGACGGCGGCCATCCACAGGATGCCAAGGACGGCCAGGGCGCCGGCCACCCAGGCTCGCCACCGCTCCAGGCGGGCGATCCGCACACTATGCTCCGCGCACCGGCCGGGCTGGCCATTTCCCAATAGCGTCTTCTCCAGGCGCTCCACGATGGCCCGCGTCGCCGTCATCTCTGCGGCCAAATTGGAGCAGTTGTTGCAGCCCTGCATATGGTCACCACCTGTCGTAGAGTGTCGGTCCGGTAGGGCCGTCGCCGCGCTTGTGCTGCGCGAACCGGACGCGGCCTCCGGTCCCGCCGCTGGCCTTTCGAATCTGCTCTTCGATCGCGGCCTGTGCTTTGAGAAGTTCATCCACAGAGCGGTACGTCACCTCGGAGCCGTCCGGGCGACGCACCTTTAACACTCGATTTCCGATAGCTTCGGTGATCGAGTCGAGGTTCGCCTGCAACTGCTGAATCGTGAGCGCCATATCAATTCCTTCCGAACCAATTACGACGCGGTATCCACGGCTCACGGCCGCGATCCGCCTGCGCCGAAGGGCGCGCCTCGGGACTGGCCGGTTGCTGTGCCGGCTCCGGACCTGCCGTCTGGCTCTTTCCGCGCCGCGCCTCGACCATCCGCGCGAAACGGTCGCAATGCACCGCCAGCTTCAGTCCGCTGGCATAAAGCGCGTGCAGCGCCGCGTAGGCGTAGTTCCGCGCGTCGAGCGCCTCGTTCCTGGCGTTGGCCGGCTTGCGCCATTCCGGCTTGGGGAAGCCGTTGTGGTAACGCGTGAACTTCTTCTCGGCCGTCAACTGCTCGAAGTACTCCAGGTCGCGCCCGATCGGGAAGTGGCAATATCCCGGCCCCGGCATTCCGATCTTCAGCCGGTCGTAGAGCGCCGCCTTCCCCGCATCCACCCCGATCATGAAGAACGGCGTTTGATTCTTGCGACTCGGCTTTCGTGGCCAGATCGGCGACTCGCCCGCACGGCCCTTGGTGGCATAAACCCGGCGGTTGTATCGGTCGCGTGTGAACCGCAACACGGTCGCATCTTTGAACCCGCAATCGATGCACGCTGCCACGATTCGCATCGGGAGCCCCGAGGCGTGCAGGTACTGGGCGAGCAGTAGTCCGTCCAGGTGATCCCAGACCTCATTGCGGGTAACGTCGCCGGGGATCACGTGGTAGCCGATCGACCAGGACTCCTCATCGCGGCCCCAGCCGACAATCTCTATTTCCAGTCGGTCGGCCTGCACGTCCACGCCGGCCGTGAGCGCCGCCACGCCGTCCGGCACTTCCGCTTCGAACGGTTCGCAGCGATTCCACAGGGCATGGGCATCGGTGGGAACCTCGTGGGTGTCCTCCCACAACTCCGCGAGCACGGTGTTCAGGAATGCCTTGAGCGTCTCCGGCGATTTCTTCGCCGCCAAAAACTCCACCGCGATTTCTCCCCAGGACTTCTTCGGCGAGATCAACTGCGACAGCCGGAATCCTGGAATCGGCGACGACGGATTCTGTGCGCGGTATTCCCCGCGCTCCACCATCCCAGCCTTCTGATGGTGGGGAATCAGCTCCTGGCAGCCGGCGCATCGGTACATCGCCTCCTCAGGCTTGCCCTGTGGCCACACCAGCCCCGGCCCCGTACCATCGCCGAAGACGAGCACTTGGTAGTGCCCGCACTTAGGGCAGGGTACGAAGTAATCACGTTGGTCACTTTCGCGCCAGGCCAACTCGATCCGGCTGATGCCCTTGATCGTCGGCGTGGACGCCAGGACGATCTTCTTGTTATGCGCGAACTCCGCGGTGCGCTGGATGGCCAGTGACACCGGGTCACCCTCGGTACCGGCGCTTGCCGGATAACGGTCCACTTCATCCAGCAACGCATAGCGGATCGGCCGCATGGCCAGGCCGGATGGGGAGATCGCGCCAGTGAGTGTAATGTGTCCGGCGCCATTGGCCAGGACCTTGTGCAGGGTGGTGTTGTTCGAGTCACGGGATTTGACCGGGGCGATCTTCCCGCGCAGGACCGGCGTGCTGCGGAACATGGGCGCCACGCGGTCCTTCGACAGCGCCTTGGCATCCTCGGTGCGCGGCTCCACCACCAGCACCGGCCCCGGATCCACGTCGGCGATGAAGCCGAGGAAATTCAGCAACACTTCGGTCTTCAGCAGCTGAGCCGCAGACCACAGCACCGCTTGACGGCACGGATGGTTCGGGCTGAGCACGTCCATCGGCTCGCGCTGGTAGGGCCGCGTATGCCACTGGCCCCGCTCGGCCGCCGCCGCGCCGGTTAGAACGCGATTCTCGTCGGCCCACTGCGAGACGGTGATTTCGCGTGGCGGCAACATGGCCGCTGCGCCTACTTCATGAATTGAGAATGGCCGCATTGCTATAAGCGCCGGTCCACGGCTTTCATGCTTGGGGAGCGACCAAACCGCACCTTCGCCTTCCATTCGGGCCGTTCAACTTTCTTCACGGTTCGCGAACATTCCGCTTGAGGTTTCACGGGACCTGAGTGATGAATCGAGGTGCCATGAAAAGGCAGGACGTAAATATTGGATCGACCTACATCGCCAAGGTCAGCGGAGTGCTGGCCAAGGTGCGCATCGCCCGCCAGTCGCCATATGGCGGCTGGCACGGAACCAACCTGGCAACCGGGCGCGAGGTTCGCATCCGGGGGGCTGCCCGCTTGCGCCGCCCCGCAAATGAGCAATAAAGAGGAGACCACCATGACGACGTTTACGATTAGCAACGACAACAACATCACCGCGTTTGCCACGCCCGAAGCCGCCCAGGACACGCTGGCGCAGGGCGCACTGGCCTTTGCCAGCCAGAAAGAGTTCGCAAAGCTCGCTGCCGACTGGCCAGCCGCGCGGCTGGTGGAGGTTTGGAACGCCTTCGCCGGAGTAGTGCCCTTCGGCGACCTCAAGCCGGTCAAGAAGTTCACGGACCGCAAGGGCGCCGTCGCGCGGATTTGGAAGGCTATCCAGAAGCTGGACGGCGGGGCGCCGGAATCCGCGCCCGAGAACGCCACGACGGATGCGACCAGCAACACCCCCAAAGCCGCCAAGGGCGCGCGCAGGGTGGCCAAGGGTGCGCCGAAGAAGGCCCACGCTACCAAGGCCACCAGGACCAAGGACGGCCCGCCCACGGCGCGAGAGGGCAGCAAGAAGGCCCTCGTCCTGGAGTTGCTGCGCCGCAAGGGCGGCGCGACGCTGGCCGAGATCGCCAAGGCGACCGACTGGCAGAACCACAGCATTCGGGGATTCATCAGCGGAACCATCGCGAAGCGGATGGGTCTCAAGGTCGAGAGCACGAAGAACGCGTCGGGCGAACGAACCTACCGCGTCACGAAGTAGCCCTGCGCGAGCCCTCCAGCCGCCGCCCACGAGGGCGGCGGCTTTTTTAGTTCAGGCGGCACTCCCCCTAACCACGGAGATCTCGTCAAACGTCCGGCCGTCGCCTTCCAGCGTGGCGGCCTTGCCGGTGAAGCCTGCCCATCGCTTTACTGCAAGGTCACAATACGCCGGATCGATCTCGATGCCATAGCACACCCGGCCAGTAGTCTCTGCTGCGATTAAGCTGGTCCCACTCCCGAGGAAGGGATCATAGACCACCTGCCCAGGATTGGAGTTGTTCAGCATGGGCCGGCGCATACACTCAACCGGTTTTTGGGTGCCATGGCCATACCCATCATCCTCGCGGGCTTTGATGTGCCAGAGGGTGCTCTGCGAGCGGTCCCCGCTCCAATGCGCATTGTTTCTGACGGCGTACCAACATGGCTCGTGCTGCCAGTGATAGTTTCCGCGGCTGAGCGCGAACCGATCCTTGGCCCAAATGATCTGAGAGCGGATCTCGAATCCGCAGGCCTCGATGGACTGCTGCACGGTCGCCGCGTGCCTGCCCGCGTGCCAGACGTACATTACATCGCCCGGAAACAGCGCCCATGCCTCACGCCAGTCCGCCCTGTCATCGTTGCTCACCTTTCCGAGCTTGGACTGGTTCTTATTCACGCCGGCCGCCGCACGCCATCCCGGATCATAATCGACCCCATAGGGGGGGTCTGTCGCCATTAGGGATGGCGAGACACCGTTGAGCAGTCGGCCGACGTCGCTCGCGATCGTGGCATCTCCGCATAACAACCGATGGGTGCCCAACACCCAGATATCACCAACAACGGTTACCGCCGCCTTGGGGATCTCCGGTACGGCGTCCTCGTCGGTCAAGCCCTCGCCCCTCTGCTCCGGATCTGCGAGCAACACCTCCAATTCCTCGTCAGAGAAGCCCACAAGATCGAGGTCGAAGCTGTCTTCCTTCAGCGACTCCAGTTCGACCCGCAGCATCTCTTCATCCCAACTGGCACTCAGCGCCAGGCGATTGTCCGCCAGCACCAGCGCGCGACGCTGGGTTTCGGAGAGATGGTCCAGCACGATGACCGGGACCTCGGTCATGCCCAACTTGCGGGCGGCCAGCAGGCGCGCGTGGCCGGCGATAAGGACCCCGTCGGCGCCGACGAGAACCGGATTTGTCCAGCCGAATTCAACGATGCTGGCGGCGACCTGCGCCACCTGCTCCTCGGTGTGCGTGCGGGCATTCCTGGCGTACGGCAGCAGCCGGTCAATCGGCCAGATCTGCACCAGGAGATTGCGAAGTCGTTCCGTGATACTGGTTCCCATCGTTATGCGCTCACCACCTCCCCGCGCTTCCGCCGCGGCCCGTAGTGCGGGTTGGGCCCGTGGTGCTTGATCGCCCGCGAGTCTTGC